AGGACGGCGGCTTGCCGTCCTCTTGGCTATCTGGAGGTGACTCATGATTACGCGCAAGACTCTAGTTCTCGTGTACGACGGTATGTATTGGCTCTCAGGAGTATTCACCCTCATCGAGAAGATGATGGCGGATAACTTCGACGAGCTGGAGATGATTCTGACTGACTCTACACCTAGTAGAGCGCGTCTTATCATCTTCTTGCTCTCTTGTGTAAATGAATTCCAAGATGGAATTACTCGTTTACATAAGGGACTGAAAGACCTACACGCCGTTCGCGGTTGGAACTAAAGTTTCACGCAGAGGGGGTGTACCCCTCTCTAACCATATCGTTCGATGACGTGAAAGGAGATTCTTATGAGTATGACAGTTCAGGTGAGTTCTCGTTCGCAATCTGTTTTGTTTGCGAACCAGTTTACTCCCCGGTACTCTCCTCCCCCTAACGGGGACTGGAGGGGTACTGTCGCTACCTATGATGCACTTCTTTACATTGCAGACGGCCGTAATTGGTCGTTCCGCGGTGGAGTGTGCACCATTGGACAGATGTATGGTCTGAAAGGCTATTATGGGCAGGGGGAGACTTTCACAGTCTCTTTCCCACCTATTAAGCCGATATTTCCATACCTTTACGACCTTAGGCACTACGGGAATAATATTCTCGCAAACCTTCAGTTGTTTGGTTCTACAATTAGTGGTCGGAGTTTCATCGCTCCTTCCTCTGAAAAACAGAACCCTGTCCGACATCGGAATTTCTTGGGTACAATCACGTCAAAGCAATCGGAAGTAAGCTGGATCGATCGTAGCTATGTAATTGGCGGGGTTTCTATACCCGTCAGATATACTGGCCACGAATTGTACGCGAAAGTTGAGGTTCAAAGCCTTAATCCTCTCGTGACAAGATCCGTGATGGAATGGGTCGGGACCGAGGTCAACAATGACTTCGAGTATCTACTTCGCTTTCTCCAAGCGAATGGATTTTCCCGAGATTTCAAGAGTCCATCTGGACTTTCAAATCTCCATTCCGTGCTCTCTAGTCTCGACTTCTATGTCGGAGATAGTGGAGCCTTACATGTCAACTACCATATGGCCGTAAGTAACCTTACTTACGGTGGTACGGTTGAATGGGATTCGGAATTCATCTTCCCAGTTGAATTTCCTTCACCATTAGTTGATCCCGTTATCGGCGGAGTTGTTCCCAATCGGCCCACTGTTCCCTATAGTTTTTCATATAGGAACTTTGTGGATTCGACGGGGGCATACTATCCCCCAACATCAGACACATGGTCCCCGAGTAATACCTCTTGGTATTGCTCTCTGGTCCAATGGTCTATACCGGAGGCCGTCGATATGCTTGAAGTTAGAAGAATCGATAGTGCCGTTTCACGTCTTTATCGTGGCTATGCTTTGAATTCCTTCAAGCAGGCCATAGATGATTCGTGGGACGACATTGTTCCTTCTTCTGCTTTCTCGACAGTTGACGCTTTTAAGCAGATGACGGGGTCTTTGGACAATAATGTCCTTCAGACCATAGCCAAGATTCCTGAGATTTCGAGTTCGCTTCCCGATATTCGGGCCGCAATCTCCATTTTGGGAGATCTTGTTTCTAGAGATCTTAGTGTTGCGACAATTCGTGACATTCTTGATCTCGCGTCATCTACGGTTCTGCAAGGTAACTTTCAATGGAGGCCCTACTATGAGCTTCTAACGAAATACCTTCCACAGATCCTGTCAACTCTTTCTAGTATGTCTGAATTACGACATCTAGAAGTTGGATATGGTTCCTACACGTTCGAACTCTTTAACAAGCTCGGACGTCAGGAAGTCACCTTACATACCCGGTCCAAGATAGTCATGGACGCGAGCACGTCTGGTCTCGCCTCCGCCGCCCTTGCTATCGATTCGTTCGGTCTTTTACCGAAAGTATCGAGAGCTTGGGATCTCGTACCATTTACCTTCGTGGTGAATTGGTTCACCGGGATTGGAAAGGCCATAGAAAGGGCCGAATATAGCTTATTGTTAGCTACTATTCCGGCTTTCTATATCCATTCCTATTCCCTCACAAGTCCTCTTACTGAGGACGAGCTGGAATCTCTGAAGGTTACCAGTGTCGGGTCTGAACCTGCGAGTCTCAAGGTGTACTACAGAGACATCTCTGTTTATACTCCTTTTCCCCGCGATAGTAGGTTTGGATTCGGTTTACCTCAGGGTTACCCGAACTCGGGAATCCTGGGCAGCCTTCTCTATCAGCTTTTCTTCAGCTGATAAATATCCACTCGCTCATGCGAGTTAGCCCAACGAAAGGTTGGACGAAAATGACTCTAACATACTCCCTCGACCACGTCAACTCCTCAACTGAGGTTGTTGATGTGGAGGTGGCTGACAAGACCAACATGGTCTTGCGATCCACCACCACCGATCCTAAGACCGGTGAGCTAACGTCGGTATACGTCTTAGCGACTGGTGACAATAGCTATCCAGCTAGCGTCACTTTCCGTAGCGGGTTACAAAACCGCGCGAACGGCGCTATACGTCGTGTATCAATGACGTTCAGCACGTGGGCAGTCAGGGCAGACGATGTTGCTGAGACAGAGGACCGTAAAGAAATCACGGCTACTTTCTCATTCAACCTCCCGGCTGACATGACTATCGAGGTTGGCGATATGGACGATCTTATTGGAAACTGCTTTAGTTTCCTGTATCCGTCCGTAACGACCGGCGATCGAGACACCAGCTGGCTTGCGAAACTCCTTTACGGGATTCCGCAGGTTAGCTGATGCAACATGAGGTACGAGTTCGTACCTCGCGCGGGCTTCGTCGATTCTTCATCGATGATGCCTTTTGTCAATCGCTGAGTGTGGTTGAGCGGCGTAATGTTCAGAGTGTTTCACTCTTCATTGCGAGCTGGGTCACGCTCCTAGCAGATAGCCCTCTCGATCCTGGTAACAAACCTCCACATTTATTCTCTCGTTTCCTTTCAAGGATTCAGGAGGATGGTGTGAAGGCCACCGTCACCAGGTTCACCAATCTTGCCCATGAATTTGTGTCTTTACACAGCCTCATGGGTACACCTTCCTTAATAGGAGAGTGGATTGACGGTTTCAAAGACACACCTGTGTTCTTTGAATATAACCGTTACTATCAGACTGGTGATATCAGCATTGCGCGATTCCTCTATACGTTTCTCAATTTCGGAAAGAAATTAGAGTTCGTTGATGAATCGTTTAATGAAACCGCCTTTCGCGGTTGGACTGATATAGAGACAGGGTTAGCCAATCTAGAGCTTTCTTCCGTCGACACTGATTCAATCAGTGCTGTATTGAAGACGCTCCTCCCACGATTTTCTCTTGAGGACTTTAGGCCTAAGTTTGGGCCTGGAGCCGTACAAGAACGTGGGGTGAGAGGACGCATTGGGAAGCTGAGGAGCTTCCAGTATGATCCTCTTATAGATAGGTTTCTCTTCCATGGCCATATTGGGAAATATGGTCTTGGGAAGGAGTCAGGTCTCACTCCTGATCGCGTCATCCCTGACGTATCAAAGTGGGATCCTGCTAGAGGTATTAGCTCACGTGTTGCTAGACTTATGTTTGTGCCGAAGAACCTTAAGGTGGCTCGCTCCATATGTATGGAGCCAAGTACCTTGATGTATTTCCAGCAAGGCATCATGTCTAGAATGACTGAGCTTATTGAATCATCGAGATTCGGATCCTTCATCCGGCTCAATGATCAGAGTTATAATCGGGACCTTAGTCTCATTGGTTCTTATACCAGTGAGATTGATACAATCGATCTTAGCTCTGCTAGCGACTGTCTATCATTGGAACTCGTCAAGAAAGTTTTTCCTCAATCTTGGCAGATCCCTATGATAGTTAGTCGATCTCACAGTGCGATACTTCCTGATGGGACTCTCCGTCCCCTCTTAAAGTTTGCACCTATGGGATCGGCATTATGCTTTCCAACGCAATGTCTCTTATTTGCGTCAGTTTGCATTTATGCTGCCTGTCTATATACCTACGAAGCGGAAAACGTAAACGTCGAGTTTCTCGATTGGATGTCATCTGCTACCATAAGACGTATTGCGCGTAAGTTTCGGCGCAGCAGGTCTCTGGCAGTACATGGTTTCCAACCGCTCGGCATATACGGTGACGATATTTGCGTAGACAGACGTCTCACAGATATCGTCAAGGCCATCTTATCCCGTTTAGGTTTCGTTGTTAATGACGAAAAATCGTTTACTGGCTCACAGTCTTTTCGTGAGTCGTGTGGCGGTTTTTATCTAAACGGACACGACATTACTCCCTTATACTTTCGAGTTAAAGGGGTGAAGGAATTCACTACTCCTTCGCATGTCGCATCACAAGTCCATCTCATTAACTCTGCCTGGGTCCGCGGATACAAAAATTTGTATCGCTTTCTCAGGTACAGTATAATGACGTGGGAATCACGAGGACGTCTAAGAAATAAGACATCTTCGTTTAACCCGATTCCCTACGTTTCCGATTCTCTTCATTTTGGTATTCTATGTAAGTCCCCGCTTAACAATCATGTTGAGCAGAGGACCCATAAGGACTATCAGAGAGAAGAGATCCGAGTGTGGACTATCTCATATGATCGCAAGGTTTCTGATGCTGCTCTCCTAGACAGCATCGACGCCTACGAATATATGAGGTGGTGGCCTGGTCATACATCGGATAAACCTCTTGAGGTTAATTCCTCAATACCGAGATATGACACCGGGAGCCCCGGACTACGCTGGAGATGGATACCAGTGTAGTGGCTAAGTGTGTGGAGTGTGGGACTTAATTGTCTCGCACAAAGGCGAGCAATTTCTCCC